GTCAACTGTTCTGCCCTCGCCCACGTTCACACGAAAGACAGTGCAGTAGGGCGATACCGCACAGCGTATCTCGTTTTGTATCCTATGTTCTTCCGTCAACCTATAAGCCCCCTTTGCCTTGCCTGATAATACGCCCAGCCTGATTTGTAGCCGTGACTTTTCGCATACTGCAAAAGTTCGGGATAGGTATGACAATCGGCAGGACTTGAAAAGTCAAGCTTAAATCCCTCCACCTTTACAAGCCCAACGCTGCTGTCAGTTTCAAGCTTTCTCTCGGCTGAGGGAAACTCATATCCGCAGTGAGGACAGCATACTTTCACGCCCGCATGGGGAGCAGAGAAAGTATAGAAACATTCGGGGCATTGTTTCACCTTGTCGCTCTGCTCCTGCTTTTTATGCTGAGTTTTCGGCTTTTTCTCCAAGCTCCACTCCCTGTCATCGTCAGGCATACCAAACCTTGCATAGTTGCCAACGTGGTCGATTATGACGGCTCTTTTGTTAGGTCTATACCGCATACATCTCATAGCCTGCTGAATGTAAAGAGTAAGGCTCTTGGTGGGGCGCAGGAGTATGGCACACTCGCAGTCGGGGACGTCAAAGCCCTCTGAGATAAGGTCAACGTTGCACAGCACAGTTATATCTCCCCTGCGGAAAGCTCCGATAATGCTGTCACGTTCTGCCTTTGGGGTCGAGCCGTCGATATGAGCCGCCTTTATGCCGTTGTCATTAAATACATCTGCCGTCCGCTGAGAATGTCTTACAGAAGCACAGTAGCAGACCGCTTTTTTGCCATTTGCTAACTGTTTGTAATACTTTATGACGTCGCCGAAAACAGTATTTTTCACCATAGCTTTCTCTATCTCCGCCGCCATATATTCACCGTGAGAAACGTGCAGTCCTGTAAGGTCGGCAACGTCAGGGGCGTAGTAGTCATAAGGTGCAAGGCAGCTGTTGTCAATAAGCCATTTTGCGGATACGCCAATGATAAGCTTGTCGTTCACGTCACCAAGCCCGTCGCCGTTAAGGCGGACAGGAGTCGCTGTAACGCCCACTCTCGGCACGTCTGAAAAGTATTCGTATATGCGTTTGTAGGACTGAGCAAGGCTGTGATGATTTTCGTCAGTTATGATAAGTGCAGGTCTGGCAAGCTTTTTAAGCCGTCTTGTAATAGTCTGCACCATACCCACCTCGCAGAGTTTCATATCAACGCCCCAGCGGATAAACGTCTTTTTTATCTGCTCCACAAGCTCACGTCTGTGGACGAGAAAAAGCACTCTCTTGCCGTTAAAGGTCGTCCGCCTAGCCATTTCAGCAACTATGCAGGACTTTCCTCCACCGCAGGGCAGGACTATGCAGGGTGCTTTATACCCTGCACGCCAAGCCTGCCTTACCTGCTCCACCAGCTCATTCTGATACGTTCGCAGTTTCATTGGACTTCGCCGCCTTTACCCTTTTCAGAACGCATTTCATACAAAGCTGTTTGCCGTAATTCTTCATCGAGCCGTCTATTATCTGCTGAACTGTACGCTTGCCGTCTGACATTATCGTCTTTCCGCACTCGGAGCAGATATGCTCGTCTGCAAGGTGATAGTATGTTCTCAGCGCTTCATCAACAAGTTTCAGATCGTTGCTTATGTACATACTGTCGAACAGCCCGATAGGACTTTTGCAGGTGTCAGTGCCGTCCGTCTGAGTGGCGAAAAGATACTTGCCGTCAACCACAACAGTTTTAAGCACAGTTGTGAACATACCCTCGACAGTTATCTTCTCATCAAGCAGTTTGCCGATAGTCTTGGCTTTCTGCCTGCCGTCCTCGCCTGTATCAAGGTGATTGAGAAAATACACGATAACGTCCTCCGGAAGCATTTCAACGCTTCTCACAAGCTCCCAGAAATTCTTTGCAATGTCGGTGAACTTCTGATAGCCCGTTTCCTTTGCACGGCGCATAAACTCGTTCACCATAAGATACTGACTATCGTCAACGGCTATGGACTTTGCCGTCTGAGCTTTCATAAAGCGTTCTATCTCACCGTAATTGTCGGTATGTATCGTTGAAATAAACTGTGTGCGGAACGGAAGCTGTTTTCCGTTCACGTTCACAAGTGCAAGCTCGTCCTCTTTGAAATTTCTCAGGGAAGCAGATTTGCCGCTTCCTGAAAAGCCTAATACAAGTATCGCAAGTCCCATTCTCTTTTCCTCCTTATCTTATGGTCAGTCCCGGTCTGCGGACAACTGCCGCATAGGGGATCTCTCTGCCTGCTTCGATAGCCGCCTTGACAGCCGTCTTGCTTATGTCAGGATCTTTGTATTTCAGCAGGCTGTCATCATTGACCTTTGCCCACTCCACAAAGGCTTTCGGGTCTGTTATCTCGGTGCTTTCCCTGCCCTTTGTAATGCTTATCTTAGCCATAACGCCCTCTATCTTGTTAAGGTTGACCCTCTGCATACTGTTCATAAGATAAGCTTTAAGGCTCTCTGCCTGCTTGACCTTCTGCTCACGTCTTGCTTTGAGGGCTTTCTCCTCTGCTTCAAGCATTTTCGCCTCGCTGTTCAGCACCTTGACATAAGCCGCAACGTTCTCTGCCTTGTCTGTAAATTCAGCCTCAACGCATTCAAGTGTATCAAACCACACCTTTTCAGCCTCAGCCTTTTCCTCTGCCGTAAGCTCGGCATTTTCCGTCATATCTTCAAGGCTGTCAAAAAGCCTCTGAAAATCGTTTGTAAGCTCATAAAGTTTCATTTTTATACCTCCAGTGTTGAATTGATTATATCCGCAAGCTGTCTTGCTTTCTGTGTGAAAAGTCCGTAATTGTCGCTGTCATTATGCTCGTTCACAAAGCCCACGAGCCTTGTTACGCTGTCAACAGCGGTGGAAAGATAAGCCTTGAATATGGCTTTATCGTCCTGCACGGGGGCGGTATCCACCTTCCCCGCAAGCTTTTTCTCATACTCTGCCTTAGTTCTGTCAAGCTCCTCACGAAGCTGTGAAAGCTTGTCCTGCTTATCCTTTTCAGCCTGCTCAGCTTTCTGCAAAAGTTCTCTGCGGTCTTTCAGGCTGTCTTCTTCAAGCTTTGAATATTTTTCCGACCAGTCAAGGTCAACACGCCGCATAGCGTCTTTAAGGTTTGCCACCTCTTTGCTGTCCGTTTCCACAGCCACCTCTATAGGACGGCTCTCAAGCTCCTTTATCTCGGCTTCAAGCTGTGTTACCTTATTTTTCATTTCAAGCACCTTTTTATCCGCCATAAAGACCTGATGGCTTGCCTCTGCATTTGACTCCATGGCTCTGTCACGCTCGTTCTGCAAAATATCTATTTTTGCTTTGAGCTCCTTGACAGTAGTGCTTTCAAGGTCGATATTTTCGGCAAGCTCTGTTCGTTCCTCATCGGAAAGCTTAGTCAGCAAGAGCAGTTTACTTGCACCGATTTGTCCAGACGTCTGGACAAATTCTCTTGGCAGATTTTCAACGACAGCTATGTAGTTGTACACGTTTGAACGTTTGAACCCTATTTCCTGCTCGCAATACTCTCCAAAATCGGAGTAGCCGAGCTGCTTGTAAAGCCTGCTGTCCCTCATTTCCTTAAATCCCATACACATATCGTAAAGGCTCTGCTGTGCAAGCTGAGCTGAGGTCTTTATCCTGCGGTCAAGCTCAGCCGCCTTGATATATTCTGCCGATAGTTCGTTCATGCTGTTTTACGCTCCTTTCGTTTCTCAGCGAACACCCTGTCAAGATACCGCTGATACTTCTGTTCAAAGTCCTTTATCTCCTGCGGTTTGTCCTCACCGCCGTTTTGCACCACGTTGTTCCTATACCCTCTGCACTGCACGATACCGCCGTACTTGCTCACCTCAACAGTATAGTAAGGCTTGTTAGGTTCAGAGGCTTTCCGTAGGAACATTATACTTAGCTTTCCCATAGCATGGCGTTCTGCATATCCGCCCACACAATGGGAAAGTATCCTGCCCTCGTCCTCTATCTCTTTCACACTGTGTGGCTGTCTGACAAGCAAGCCGTCTGCCGAAAATTCAAGGCAGACACGCTCTGCAAGTCTTTTCGTGAAGTTCTGCAAAACAAGCTCGTCATGCTCATAGTTGATGATCTGAGTAAGCCTGTTGTGTATTGCCCAGAAATCGTGTGGCAATGCTATCATTGTATCGTGAATGTTATACTCCAGCGTTTCACACTGCTCCAGATAGTCGCTGTAATCAAGAGGTGTCATCTTCTGCTCGTGTATGTATCGTGCCACCCTTTGCGGTGTAAGACCTGTTATCCTCACAAGACGTTCAAGAGTGCCGTGTTCGTTCTTAAAAACCTTTGCTATACTCAGTAAATCTTCCGGTCTGAGTTTTGGATATTCCTCACGATAGTCAAGATACTGCTCCCACAGCTGTTCGCTGCCTTTGAGTGTCTTGAACTCCGTCTTGTTCAGTCCGAGCATTTTCAGCAGGTCATTACTTTTCCAGTTCACACGCTGAGAGAGCAAGAACTTTTCCTGATATCCCCACCAACCTGTGTATCTCACGCTTGTTACGTCATAGTCTTGTTTCATAAGATACTCAAGATTAGGATGCTTGCAATATGCGTACAGATAGCTCATCAGCATATTGCCGTGATAATGCTGATACTGACTGTAACGCATATCCGATTTGTCTATGGCTTTGATGTTCAGTACCGAATAGGAATTATCATAGTTATATCCCATACAGCACTTGCAAAAGACAGGCTCACGGAAGTCATTACGCACAGACCAGTTAATGCCGTTATCACTGCCGTATCTCACCGATCCGTCACGGGCGAACACATACCGCTGTCTTTCCACAAGGTCACCCTTTGAGTATCTGTGAAAGCAACGTGCGAAAAGCTCAGCACCCCTTGTGATGAACACCACATAATTCTTAGCCCCTCTGCCTTTCATCTTATCCATAAGCTCTTTATCCACCGAAGGAAAGCAGTAGATAAGAGCCTCTTTTCTTGTCTTTTTCATACTGCTACCTCAGAAATCAAGCAAGCTGTCAAGTGACAAGCTGACAGGCGGTTTTGCTGTTTCTTCGCTGTCCGAGCCGTCACCCAGGTCGATAGTCATATTGAAATGAACGTCTGCACCCTTGAAGTAAAAGCTTACAGCTCTGCGGTAGACCTCAATATCCGAAATACTTTCCCTTACACCCTTAACAGCGTTTTCCGCACACTCAGCGAAAGTCCTGTCCGTCTGTAGGACCGCCTGAGCGAACTCCTCGTTCTGCTCACAGAAAGTTTTGAGTGCCTCAAGAGTAGGCTTTGCAACCGCCTGCGCATACTTGCCAAGCTTAGCGGCAGACAGTTCCTGCGACAGCTTGTCCTGAGCTTTCTTTGCGTTAATGTTCATTGCCGTCACCGCCTCTCAGCTCTTCAAGTTTACACCTTGTACTGAATATTTTTCCGTATGCCTCTCCGATATCAAAGGCTCTCTGCTCACATTCTGACATTCCCTCATAGACAGCAAGTATATTTGAGCAAACTTCATCAGCAGCTTTGTATGCTTGACAAATCTGCTCATTTGTGCTATCATCAAGGTGTATGTTGTTGGTATCTTCTTTTACAGATACCTCCGAGCTTGTGCTGTTGGCAGACAGTGCAGACTCGTTTTCTTTTAGGTACTCTGCAAAATATGCACCGCACATCAAGTTTTTTTCAGCAAGCGGACAACCTTTGCAATTAACAGTAAATTCTGTACAGTGGTTTACTGCCTTTTCAAATTCCTCTTTCGTTATCATCTTCGTCCTCCTCTTTCTCAAAACGTTTCTCCCAGTGCCTATCCGCCACACTCAGCGCAAGATACATTACTACATCTATGCCTGCAAGCACAGCTATCGTTATCAGCAATATTCCTACAATATTCATTACCACTTTCCTTTCGTCTGTATCTCGACCTTGACCACAGGTCTTGAAGCGTTTGCTATAGCCTTTTCGAGCTTTTCCTCAGCTTCGTCCTCAGCCTGCTGTTTGAGGCTGATATATACATGTGCGCAAACCAGCACGAGCAGTGCCAACAGTGCAGACGACAGCGACACTATGCGCAGAAATGTTGATATGTCCATTATTTCACGTCCTTTCCGTAAAGCGTGCGGAGCTTTTTAAGCCTTTTCTCGAAGTTGTCGATATCAATGCCCCACACCTCGTAGGCTATCTCGGTATTGACCGAGTGTGGCAGCCATGACTTCACGCCACGCTTTGCCATTTCTTCCTTAACAGCTTTCTTGATCTTGATAGTCTGCGTTTCACCTGTGCCGAACAGTTCCTTGATATCCGAATTGGTTATTTCGGGCTTTTCATAGTACAGCCGCACTGCTATTTCAATGTCAGGTGACCTCATTTAGTCCACCTCCTCGATAGTCAAGACATTCTCACGAGAGCTAATACTTGCCTTTGTCAGAGCCTCGTACTGACTCTTTGCAGCTACTGTGAACACCCTTTTATCATGAAACTGGTCTATTGTTGTGACTTTGTACAGTTTCATACCTTTGTACCTCCTCATTGTGTTTTCTGTCATTTCTGCTTCCAACGAACATATCCGGCAAACATTGCTAGTTATCATGAGTGACAACGGAACTGTGTTGTCAAGCCCTGCAAGCGTACATATACCGAATGCAAGTGGACTTGCTAGGCACAATGCAATGCCAAGATAATAGGCTATCTTTTTTAAATTCAACGTTTGCCCTCCTCATACTGTGATTTTGTTACAATCAGTTCTCCGTCAAGAGTCCAATACTGAATGACCTCTCTACAGGGGTCATTTTCTGTTCCTGCACCTTTCAAGGCTCTTGTTACGATCACTTGCTCAACCCTGGCACTGTCACACCCTCTTGGAATAGCAGTAATTTTCTTTTCCATTTTCTCACCCCCTCTTTAATCATTTGTTTCCTCACGCCTTAGGATATGGCGTCGG